ATGGTATCATTCAGCGCCGGCCAGGAAGTGGCTCGCCATCTCCTGGAGGGGCGGCAGCGTTACACTTGTCTTGCAGGAGGGACACGCTCAGGCAAGACCTTCCTCATTGTCCGCATGATTGTGATGCGTGCGCTCCAGGCAAAGGGTTCCCGCCATGCCATATTGCGCCACCACGCCAATGCGGCGCGGGCGTCCATCGCGCTCGGCACGCTTCCTCAAGTCATGCAGCTCTGTTTTCCCGGCGTGCGGCTTAAGGAGCATCGCCAGGACGGTTATTTTGCGCTTCCGAATGGCTCGCGTGTTTGGATTGGGGGGCTCGACGACGATGACCGCGTCGAGAAAATCCTCGGGCTCGAATATGCCTCCGTGTTCCTGAACGAAGCCTCGCAGATTCCTTATTCCACCGCATTGATCGCCTTCACGCGGCTCGCCCAAGTGACGCGCGGAATTCGCCAGCACGCCTTTGTGGATCTCAATCCGGCTGGAAAGTCGCATTGGACCAATGTTCTTTTTGGCGAACAACGCGATCCGGTTTCCATGCAGCCGCTTAAAGACCCGGAAAACTATCGGCGCGCGTTTTTAAATCCTCCTGACAATACCGAAAATCTTTCTGCGGAGTTTTTGGCAAGTCTCGAAAATCTGCCGGAAAAGCAGCGCAAACGCTTTTACGAAGGCGTTTATGTCGATGAAGTCGACGGTGCGCTATGGACGTACGAGACGATCGATTCCGGCCGTCGCGCGCCCGAGGATATCCCCGGCGAGAAGCGTGCGGCGGTTGTCGTCGCCCTCGATCCTTCAGGCGCTGCGGGACGCGATGATTTGGGCGCGGACGAGATCGGAATCATCGTTGCGGCAAGGGGAATTGAGGCGATTGCTACGTTCTCTCGGATCTTTCCTGCCGCGAGGCGCCGGCGGTCTGGGGTAGACGGGCGGTCGTAGCCTTTCATGAATTTCGCGCCGATTGCATCGTGGCCGAAAGCAATTTCGGAGGCGAGATGGTTCGGGCGACCATACAGGCGGCGGACCCAAACGCGCCGGTACGCCTTGTGACCGCAAGCCGCGGCAAGGCGGTTCGCGCCGAGCCGATCTCGGTACGGTACGCGCAAGGCCAAGTGCATCACGTCGGCCGGTTCGGCAAGCTCGAGGATCAGCTCTGCGCCTTTTCCTCGGCGGGCTACACGGGCAGCGGCAGTCCCGATCATGCGGACGCCGCGATATGGGCGCTGACGCATCTTTTCGGGGCCGATGACGGGACCGGGATTATCGAATTCTATCGGCGTGAGTCCGAAGGCCGTGACGGCGCGTAACGCCGCAATCATCAGCCCGAGCAATTACACCCACCGGGCGCAATGAACAACAATCAAACGCGCGAAGGAAACAGCATGGCCGAGCGTGGCGCGGGGGCAGAGAAGCTGGCCGCTTAGTCCCTACGAGGTCAATGTCAGCTTCGCGAGGACCAACGCCGCTGGGGAGACGGCAAACTGGTTCGGCCCCTCAACGCCAATCACGCCGCTCGCGCCCCCCGAGGTTGCCGGGCGGCAATGGGATTATCCGGCCGGCTATAATCTCTCGACGCTCTCGCGCCCCTTCGAGCCGATTACCTTTTCGACGTTGCGCGCCCTCGCCGACGGTTACGATCTTTTGCGTCTTGTCATCGAGACACGGAAGGATCAGGCCGCGCGGCAAACCTGGAGCATCGCCGCGCGGCATGGTGGGGCGCGTTCCGCGACGGACGCGGCGCGGATCGCGACGCTGAAAAGCTTTTTCTTCCGGCCGGATGGCATCCATGGCTTTGCCGATTGGCTGCGCATGCTCCTCGAAGAGGTTTTTGTGACCGACGCGCCGGCGCTCTATATGAGCCGCGATCGGGGCGGCCAGCTGAAGGCGCTCATGCCGCTTGACGGCGCCACGATCAAACCGGTGATCGATCCGTGGGGCCGCGTGCCGCAGCCCTACCTCGATGGCGACACGGTTGTCTACCCCGCTGCCTATCAGCAGATTCTGAAAGGCTATCCGGCGATCGATTATTCGGTGCGCGACCTGACCTATCGGCCGCGCAATCCTCGCGTCAATCGCGTCTATGGCATGAGCCCCGTCGAGCAGGTCGTGACGACGGTGAATATCGCCCTGCGCCGGCAATTGTATCTCCTCGATTATTTCGCCGAGGGAAATATTCCAGACAGCCTGATCGGTGTTCCGGAAACCTGGACGCCGGATCAGATTGCCTCCTATCAGAAATATTGGGACGCCTATTTCGAGGGCGATCTTGGCCGCCGCAGGCGGGCCAAATTCATACCCGGTGGCGTCGCGAAAACCTTCATCCAGACAAAGGAGCCAGAACTCAAGGGGCCGTTCGACGAATGGCTCGCGCGCATCGTCTGCTTTGCTTTCTCGATCTCGCCCCAGGCTCTCACCCAGACGATCAACCGCGCCACCGCCGAGACTCAAAAGGAGCTGGCCGAGGAGGAGGGCCTGGCTCCGATCCTCGCCTGGGCGAAGGCGCTCATCGACGACATTCTGGCGAGCGAATTCGATGCGCCCGACCTCGAATTCGTCTGGAGCGAAAGTCATGAAACCGATCCCGCGGCGCAAGAGACGATTCTTTCGGGCTATACATCGAAGGGCATTTTGACCATCAACGAGGCACGCGCCGCCTTGGGCCGCGCGCCGCTGGCGGAAGCTTCGGCGAATAAGCCGATGACGCTGACCAACGCCGGCTTTGTCGCGCTGCCGGAATAGGCGGATGGCTTAGACGTGACGCCACGTCGGTAATGAACCGTTTGGCCGCCCTTGCTCACCTGTCGCCTAACGTCCAGGACATAACAAGCTTGCTCTGCGCATCGATCGCTACCCAAAGCCAAACATCGCCGGCATCAGGATGCTTGGCTGCAATCTTTGCGGTACTATTTTTATCTTTGCAATAAATTCCATAACCACAGCTCGTCAACCTGCACCTGTTGCGCACGAAGATCGCGCAAAACTTGAACTTTGTAATTTGCGCACACGTCGCCGACTTCGACCAGCTGTCGGATTGAGCAGGCCTCAATAAGGCAATTGATGACTTGGGCGCGGGTTTGATGGTCCAATCTGTTCACGAGGCCGATATACTAAAGCCGCTTTAGCATGTCAACCTTATTCGTGGGAGTGCTTCAGTTTTAGATTTTGCGCGCTCCCCCCAAACGGGGGTTCAAAAATGCCATTATGTATGCAACGATGGTGTACGTAGGAGATGAGACGATGACCTCACGAAAGCGCAAAGCGTCGAAGACGCAAGCACGTAAGAGAGTGTCGGGGGACGTTGAGACAGTACGGAATTTGATAGACAAAAACTCCGACGTTCGATTGGTGCTGGAAATCGCAACGCGCGCTCATGCCATAGAATCTAGAGAGCCGCCTCGCAACCTTGGCGTGGCCACGGATGTTGTCGTGAACCCAACTAACTCGCAGTGTCCTGTGTGACTAGAGAAAGCTGCGCGGACTCGAACAGCTTGATTTTTATCATCGGAGGTTGAATCTGGATATTCATTTGAATCTCGCATCGGATGTAATACGCCCAAATCAATCTCCAAAGCTCGTCTGTGCGGTCGAGAACCTCAACCTCTAACTCAAGTTCACGTTTTGCCGTAGCGCCGTCAATAAGCTGTCCATGGACAGGAAAGAGCTGCTTTGACAACAGCTTGTCCGCCACCTGATCAGCTTTCTTGCGCCGCGCGCCCGCGTTCGGAAATTTCGATTTCAACATGTATTTGTCTAATAAAATTGCTCCTGTCTTTTTGGCTCTTTTTGGCGAAGTCAATCCAGTTCTCCATCTCATGCGTGAAGGGAATGTTCAGCCCGGCTAACTGCTGAAGCTGCCCAGTTGTCGGTTCTTTCTTTCGTATAGCCTCTGCGATGTTTCTCATAAGTGTGTCGCGCGACTCAACAAATGCGAGCGCCGAAATCCATTGCACGATCCCCGATACAGAGATTGGCACTTGAGGATCAATTGGCCCAAGCTCGGAACAATAGCCCATTAGGATCTCGTCAGCGCCAAGCGCGAAAAGAGTGGCAGCGCTCTTAGCAATATTCGGGACTATAACGCGGAGCTTGCGACTCCCGTTAACGAGATGCGCGCGGCACATCTCTACCATTTTTTCGACGACGGTCCCGTCGCCGCCGGGGCTGTGCATAAGAATATTTATCTGTTCCGCGCCAGAAATGGAATTAAGAAGCGCCTCAAATATTGCAATGTCCGAGGAATTAATCCCGGAGCGAGAGTGCGCGAAACGAACCACATAAGCGATCATTCGGTTCTCAGCGCCATGCCGATCTGTGAGCAGCTTTTCAATATCTCGAATGAGCTGCTGGCGCTTGTTAAGCTGATCCTGGATGACGTTGAGTTCATTAAAAACAGCCAGAAATTCCGGCGCCGTCTGGAATTTCAACTCCGGATTAATTGGCGGCGGCGGTGCCGGGATGCCGCCGGGATCAATCATGACCTTCCCTTATTGCTAGGCTTTCGTTCCTTATTCCATCGCGCCTTTGCGGCAGCGCTGGCAATAATCTTTCGTTCGTGTGCGGTAAGCGTACTAAGACGGCGTTTACCGCCAATCTGGCCGCCCTTGCGGCCAATGGCTGTCATGTATTCCGATACGCCGGCCGTGACCGTAGGCGTCTGCAGCGATACCTCTGGCTGCGCCGTAGATTGCTCAACTAAGCGATGTGCAATCTGGTTCACATCGCGCGGGCGTTTAGAATGCTTGATCCGTTTTGGCATAGCGGCTTGATGTCACAACGCCAGAAGCCCGTCAAATTCAAAGTAGCCCACGACCAATCCTTTTGTAACACAACCACGCGTCTCGCGATACATTTGCGATAAGCATCCCGCAGCACGCGGGACTACCAGCGATCCCATTGCTTGGCGTATGGCAACGTGCGTCTCGCGCCTCATACATACCTCTGTGAACGGTGCGCTTCGCCCACAAAATGTCTGCGGCAGGCAATCACGTTCGCGGCGGACCATTCGCCAACGATTTGAACACCAAGGAGTCTCGCCTCCCCCCTCTCGATACTTTCTCAATGCAAGGAGCATTCATGTCCGCGCTGCGCATGTTCATTCCGATTACCAAGGTCGACGCGGCGCGACGCCTCGTCTATGGCCTCGCGACCGCCGAGACGGAAGATCGCGCGGGGGAGATTTGCGACTATGCCTCGACCAAGCCGCTCTATGAAAAATGGTCCGAGGAGATTGCGAAATCGACCCGCGGCAAGTCCTTCGGCAATCTCCGCGCCATGCATGGGCCTGTCGCGGCGGGGAAAGTGACGGCCATCACTTTCAACGACGCGGGAAAGCAGATCGAGATCTGCGCCAAGGTCGTCGATGATGCCGAATGGGCAAAGGTCGTGGAAGGGGTTTATACCGGCTTCTCCCAAGGCGGAGCCTACGAGAGACGATGGACGGACGCGGAAGGGCTCACCCGTTACACCGCGGCGCCTACCGAAATCTCGCTCGTCGATTTGCCGTGCTTGCCGCAAGCGACCTTTGAAATGATCAAGGCCGATGGAACAAGCGAGCAGCGGCGCTTTGGCAAGGGGATGGACAACGTCGCGCGGCTGGCGAACCTCATCGAGGAATTGGACTGGTTGCAAAATGGCTCGGCATCCGAGGAGCTGACCGAGCAGGACGATTCCGTTGTGCCCGGCGAATTGCGCGATCTCGTCGCACGCGCCTCGGCTATTTTGCGAACCATGGTGAGCGAGGAAACCGCGGAACTCGCGCAAGACGGCGCTTCGCAACCGCCGATGACGATGTTTGACGCGCCTCTAAAAACCCCGCGTCTTAGCAAAATCGGCGCCCGGAACAACGAAAAGGATCAAGCCAGGATCCAGAACTTGCACGATACCTCGGTTGAGCTTGGAGCCGTCTGCGAAACGCAAAAAGTCATGCGAGGCCGTTTAGAAAAACGCTTCGATGTGCTTGCTGAAGCGATTGCCGATGTGCTGCGGCGCGTGAAGAACATCGAGGAGCAGCCCTTGCCTCTGCCGCTCTTGGGGCAACCGCGAGCGATCTCAAAAGCCGAGGATGCGGGCGGCGATGCTCATGATGGCGGCGGCATCGAGAAGCTGCTGGCGAACCCCGAAGCTCTGTCGGTTCTCGCCATCAAATTGGCGCAGCGCAACGGCCGTTCGCAGCTGCGATGAGCGTCTGTCCCGGGCGCCACGCTTGAATGCCGGAACGCCCACCTTTTGACGATAGCCTTACGCGAGCGTGCGCGACCGATGAGTTCCTCGGGTCTCGAAGCGGGGCGGTCCGTCGCGCCAAAAGGCGTCCTCGCGAAAAAAGTGTTGGCCACGAAACTCCCTTCAAACTTCCCTGCGGCTAGGAGCAACATATGACTATGCATACCGATGTTCAGGACGTTCTGGACCGGCTCAAGACCGCGCAGCAGCAGCCGCTCGGCGATCCCCGGTTCAAGAGCCTCATTGGGCTTGAAAAGAGCACCTTTTCGCAAAGCGCGAGCGCCACCTCCGGGCTTACCTTGTACGATCTGGAACTTGGCGCGAAATTTCTTTACCCGGTTCTCACGCCCTTGCGAAACATGATTCCCCGCGTTTCGGGGAAAGGCGGCATCCAGGCCGCGTGGCGCGCGATCACCGCGATCAACACCAATGGGTTGCGGTTCGGGGTTTCTTCGGCAAATCGAGGCGGGGTCCTGGCGGTCGCCACCCATGATTATACGGCGACCTACAAGGGCATCGGCGTCGAGACGAGTGTCGATTTCGAGGCCCAATATGCCGGCCAGGAATTTGACGATGTCCGCGCCGTCGGCGCCAAGACAGGTCTCGAGGCCCTAATGCTCGGCGAAGAGGCTATGATTCTTGGCGGCTCCACATCGACGCCGCTCGGTACCACGCCGGCGCCGACGCTAACGGCTTTGACCACGGGCGGCACCCTTGCCGCGCAGACGTGGTCCGTAATTTGCGCCGCGTTGACGCTTGACGGTCTTATGAATGGGAGCATCGCTGGCGGCGTGCAAGGGTCAATTACGCGCACGAATGCCGACTTATCGGTTGATACCTTCGGTGGCGGCGTGGCGAAGCAGAGCGTGAACGCAACCGTCGTCACGACTGGCACGACAAGCTCCATTACCGCGAGCATTACGCCGGTCTCCGGTGCGCTGGGCTATGCCTGGTTTTGGGGTGCGGCGGGTTCCGAAGTGCTCGGCGCGATCACGACGATTAATTCAGTGGTGATCATAGCGAACGCGGCGGGAACCCAGTTGGCTTCTTCGCTAGGCACAAATGACAACTCCACGAATGCGCTCGCTTTCGATGGGCTCATCTATCAGGCGCGCGTCCCTGGCTCTGGGTCTTACGTTTCCACGATGCCTTCCGGGAGCGCCGGAATGGGAACGCCGCTGACTTCGGACCTCGCCGGCGGCATCGTCGAGATCGATGTCGCTCTAAAGTCCATGTGGGATAACTACCGGCTTTCTCCCGACACGATGTGGATCAATTCCCAGGAGGCCTTGAACATTTCAAGAAAGATCCTGTCTGGCTCGCAGACCGCCGCGCAGCGGTTCGTTTTCGAATCGTCGCAGGACTTGGTTGGCGGCGGCATCATGGTGCGCACTTATTTGAACCGGTTCTCGATGCAGGGCGGCAGCGTAATCGATATTAAGGTGCACCCGAATATGCCGGCGGGTGCCATCCTCATGACGACGAAAATGTTGCCCTATCCGCTTGCCGGCGTTGGCAACGTCGTTCAAATCCGGACCCGGCAGGATTATTATCAGATCGAGTGGCCGCTTCGTACCCGCAAATATGAATATGGGGTTTATGCCGACGAAGTTCTGCAAAACTATTTTCCGCCGTCGCTGGCATTGATCACGAATATCGGCAATGGCTGAGCATCAGGCGCGCGGCGGCAACCCCGCCGTGCGCGTGATCCGGGATCGATGGAGATAAGGCGATGGTAAATTCCGCGACGCAATTCGACACGCTCGGGCCAACCCCAGTGCAGTTGAAAGCCGGCTCTGGAACGCTGTTCGGATACGATATTGGGAATTCCGACGGGAGCCCCGCGATGGTCCTCTTTTACGACAAGGCGACGCCGCCGGTTTACAGCACCGATACGCCGCTCCTCAGAGTTCTGGTTCCTCCTGGTCTGAACGCACTCCGCACGTCGGCGGCCGGAATCGCGTTCGCAGCAGGGCTTTATGTTCTCGTCAAGACATTGCACGGGACGCAGCAGCGAAATGTCAGCGGCCACGCGGAATTTTTCTAGGGCAGGGCTCTTTGCAGATGGTCAAATTGCGTGCTCCAGACGGCATTTCCTCGATCGTTCATGATGGCGTCGAGGTCCCAATCGGGGATGACCGGTCCGTTGAGGTAGACGACCTTTCCGCCGAGGTGTTTGAGGTGCATGGATTCCGGCCATGGAACGGCGGCAAGAACGCTGTGCCAATCGATGCCGTGCCCCATTCGCACACGGTCTTGCATTTACTTGAGCGCCCCCGGCGCCCCCTCGACGTACTTCCCGCCGAAGGCCTCCGGGCCAGCTTGCCGGCAACGGCCCCCGGTACCGTGAATCCGCCGGAGGACACGGAAGCCGGCGGCGAGCAGGAACAAGATATTTCGGGTCTCAACCGGCGGGCGCTTTTCGCTTTCCTCAGAGCGAAGGGAGTCTCGGTGTCCTTGCCTGTCACCAATGAAGAATTACGCGCCGCGGCACGCCGCGCACGCGAAGGCTGAGCGCTTCCGATCTTCTAGCAGCCCCACCCGGGCGGGCCTGACTTTGATGGAGACCAAGGCTGGTTTCCCAAAAGTGCGTCCTTCGCACGACGTCAAGTGCCTAACAACGGGGTCGTAGACAATGGCATCTCCATTCGATCTTGTCAGCCTGGCCGATCTCAAAAGCTGGCTCGCTATCACAGGAACCGACGACGATGTTCTGCTCGCACGATTAATTACGCAAATCAGCCGCGCCATCTTCAATGTTATCGACCGGCCCGCCATTTTGCCTTCGGCCTATACCGAAACCTATGACGGAGGCAACGATGTTTCGATTATGCTCCGGCAATGGCCGGTCACCGGAGTTTCATTTTGTACCGTCGACGGCGTGGCAATCCCTGCTTCGCCGCCGCTTGTTGGGGGCGCGAGCGCCCAGATTGGCTATGTTCTAGATTCCTCCGATACTGCCCCGCCCGGGACCATGCAGAGGTTGTCGCTGCGCGGGTTTCTTTTCACATGCGGTGTCCAAAACGTCACGATTTCATACAGCGCCGGCTACCAGATTACGAACGAAAACGTGGTCATTCCCACAACGCCTCCGTATAGCCTCTCGGCGCAGGCTCCATACGGCGAGTGGGCGAGCGATGCCGGTGTCGTTTATTCGAATGGTGTTTCACTGGCTGCCGTCACGGGGAACCCCGCAGCGGGACAATACACGGTCGCAAATGGCGTTTACAGTTTTGCGCAACGGGATGCGGGCTCCACGGTGCTTCTCACGTATGGCTACGTGCCGGCCGATCTCGCATCCTGCTGCATGGATTGGGCGGCCGAGCGCTATGCTTATCGTTCGCGCATAGGTCAACATTCGAAGTCACTTGGCGGACAGGAGACGATAGCTTTCATCGTCAAGGATATTCCCGATTTCGTAGTAAGTGCCTTGTCGCCCTATCGCCGCGTGGTCATGCCATGATCGATGTCGAATTCGATGCGCAGGCCGTGCAGGGTGCGCTGTTGGGGCAAGCAGATGCGCTTCGCGGTGCTCTGGAGGCTCGAATTCAACAAAAGCTTTCCGGTGAGGTCTTACAGACCCGTTCCGGCGCTCTTGTGGCCTCTATCATCTCCTCGATCGAGAACGATGGATCAAATACATCTGTCCCGATTTCCAGCACCGGCGTGCCATATGCGGCAATTCAGGAATTCGGCGGAAAGACGGCGGCCCACGATATCGTCGCGGTGAAGGGCAAGGTCTTGGCTTTTAGCGCGGGTGGGGGCCAGGTTTTCGCAAGAAGCGTGCATCATCCAGGCTCGACAATTCCCGCGCGCTCTTATCTTGGCAGCTCTCTCGCGGAGATGCGCGACGAAATAGAGTCAGGCTTCAAACAAGCTATCCTTGAAGCGTTGGCGCCGGGTTGACCGCCGCGGCACGGATCTCTTTCGGGCCGCGAACGACAAGCGAACTTGTGCTTTCAAGCAGTTTAGCATTGGGGGCACCACGCGAGAGCGCCATTGGGGCCCTCATGAATATCGTCGCCAGTGCATATCCATGGAAGCTGGGACCAGCGAGGCGCCTCAAGCTTTGGAGCGACGTGCCTGCGGCGAGCCGGCCCGCTTGCTTTCTTTTCGAGGGCGGTCAGGAAACATACTCCTGGAGCGAGACTGCCCTTCCGAAGCGCATCGTCGAAGTCAAATTGTTTGTTTACGCTGGTGGCATCGGCCCCGGCGGCAGGGCAATATTCAGTTGCGGCCGGCGTGTATACGTTCAATTCAGCGACGCCGGCAAGGCCGTCCTAGCGAGTTACACTTACACGGTGGATGGCGCGGGTCAAAAGTTCACGGTGGCCAATCAACTTCTCGGGACGACGCCAACCTTCCAGGCGGTCTTCTACACGACATTTCAAGGCCAGGCCATTTCGTTGAAGCTCAATAATTGCACATCGAACAAATTGAGCTTCCATACAAAACTTGAGGATTTCATCATGCCGGAATTTGATTTCTCCTGCTTCGCCGATGCTGCCGGCAACGTGATGACTTGGTCGTTCGCGGAGGTCTCTTAATATGCGGCCGCGGCCCGAGACAATCCGGCTCGGCGCGCGTGAATGGCCGGTGCGGCCTTTGACTCTGCGCCAGGTTCAAGAAATCGAGCCCATCCTTATGTCGGGCGCGGCCGAGACAAAAGGCAATGTCGCGGCCGCGCTGGTGATTGTCGCAATCGCGCTGGGGCGTGATCACGCCGACGCGGCCGCCTCGCTCGGCGACATCGAGGCGACAGCGCCCGAAATCGGCGCCGCCATGGCGACAGTCTTGCGCCTTGGTGGATTTATTGAAACATCGGCCCAAGGAGATGCCGCGCTGGGGGAAGCTCAAGCGGGCGAGGTCCGTGCAATGGATCCGCCCGCATCGATTTCAGCTTCATCTACGCAAGACTCATGACCAGTTGTGGCTACACGCCCGCAGAGATCGATGAAGTGACGTTGCACGACGTACTCGGTCTCTTTGCGTATTGGCGTGATTTTCCGCCGACTCATGAGATCTTGAAATGCGTGTATCGCATCGAGCAAAAGCAAGAGCGGCCAATCACAACGAGTAATACCAAGTCTTGATGATCATGACCGGTAGACCCAGTCTCTGGTCCCGATGGACGTGATTTTCCAGGGCATGTCGATGAGCTTGTTCCAGGCGAAGCAGCAATGGTCGAGGATGTCGTCGTAGGATTTGAAGACGCGGTTCGAGAGCCAATTGTCGCGCATGAATTGCCAGATGTTCTCGAC